CATAGGTACTGAACTCAAACTTATTGTTAGAGTCAAGGAAACGTTCTAAAAACACCCTCTGTCCTGGTCTTAATACAATCCCACTTGTTGAGATGTATTCACCATTCAATTTGATTTTTACAAGTACTGATTTTTGTTTTGGATTATGGATTTCGAATTCGAAGTTGTCTTTATCATTTAGAAAGACTGTGTTTCCATTATACACTTTAAGACGTGACTTTTTCTTTGTGATGTGCGCAGTCGGTTTGCCCACTTGTGTTGCGTAATTCATGTTGTTAAATTTTACAATAGTTTAATGACTACGTTACCAATACCTTTGTGTCCGTGAATACTCAACAGCTTGTTATGGCTGGGGACTGATAACTTAAAATCTAATAATAAATATATTACGACTTGGAATTTAGTAAATAATATTATCTCCTTTAATAATATTCTCACTGCCCCACATAGGTTGAAGGTTATTTAACCCCCAACACCTCATAAATTCATTATCACCCACTTCTTGGAATTTAAATGATGAAATAGGTAATCTATGGTCAACATGCCATTCTCCGTAATTATCCCACGTCATATCCTCTGTAAACTGATTTTCTAAATGAACTACTAACTCGTCAGGAGAATATTTCAAAATATCAAAATAATGACCATATTTATTCATATCGTTTTCTTTTAATACTGTCCATATTGCAGTTCTAAAATTGGCTATGAGTTTATAGGTGGGGTCATTGTGTTTACGGTTTCTTTCGTAATCACGTTTAATTTTACGAATTTTGTCTACATTTTTTTCTCGGTATTCTTTAAGATATTCTTTACGATGCTCTTTATTTTGTTCATACCAAACATAAGAATTTTTCTTTTTTCTTTCTTTTGTTTCAGGTTTTGATTCGTATTTTTTCATTGCAACTTCCCTACCACCAATAAATCGCCGACCAGATGGACCTAATGTCACACCATTTTCTCTTAAAGTATTTAATACGATTGTTTTATGTATTTTCAGTTTTTCACTTATTGTGGGGGAACCTAATAATTCTTCATTATATAATCTTAAAATTTCTTTAGTTTGTTCTTCGGTTAAAATTAATTTTTTCATAATTATAAATATACAACATTTGACCAAAAAATCAATAGTTTATATTAAAAAGAAAAAAAGGGACAATTTCTTGTCCCTTTTAGTGTATTTCATAAGAAATTGATTATCTCAATTCTCTTAAATCAAATGTTCTAACACCATCTACAGTAATTCTTCCGTAAAATCTGTTATTTACCATCTTTTTTGCGTATCTCGTCATGATACCCTTTATCGGAGTAAAGTTGAACGGATTGTACATTGTTGGAGTTAATTGTAGAGGTACGTACGGTGCGTAGATGTAACCTGTATCTAACAAAGATGTTCCTTTGTGACCCATTAACACTTGGTTAGCAGGGAAGTAAGGGTCTCTGTATACTTGGTAACGACCAGCAAGAGTACCAACTCTTTCAATACCCATGTTGTATTGGTCTTGCTCAGGAGCTGCGTTTGATACGTGGAAATATTCCAAATCATCAAAGATAGCACTGATTTCAGAAGAAACAACAATCCAGTTTGCTCCACCTCTTAAGGTTGACTTGTGGATTTGAGCAGAAATTTGGTTAATAGCTGTAATCAAAGTTTGATTCCAGTCTTTTTGAGTGTAAGGTACTGCACTACCGCCCAGTCTCTTCCATCCATTGTAATCCCAACGTAAGTTCCAAGCTGCTCCTTTACGTAAATCTCTTAAGATTTCACGGTCAATTTCAGCCGCAACTTGTTCAGATAATAAAGCTGTTAATTCAGCTTCAGCATCAATGTTGTGGAATGCTGCAACGTCTTGTGCCATTTCTGGAGACCATTGTGCTCTTAATTTTCTTTCAGTTACAGAAACTGTTACAGACATAAGGTCAAAAGAAACCTCACCAATCTTATCTTCAAACTCTAAGTTTTTGTAGATTCTATAAGTTGCTGTAAACGCATTGTCAGCAGCAGTAGAAGAAGAGAATGTTGAACCTGTGTAACCGTCCATTGAACCACCGCAAGTAATACATACTGGTACTTGTAAGTCAACCTCTAAGTAAATTTTACCTTGAGCATCACATACGTTGTCATATTGACCACCGTCAGTTTTACTGTTAGGGAATACTAATGTAGAGTTATTGTTACCATAATTTACAATACCTTTACCATATCTTTGAGTTACAACTCTGAATAAATAAGGATTAGATGTGTTAGCAGATGTTGTTGTGTTACCAGCAGCACCATAAACAGTCAAATCAGATAAGAAAGCTTCATTATCCATTGGTTGACCATCAGGACCGATTAATTTACCAGCTCCATCAGATGCGAAACCTGACATAACTATTAATACTTTTCTGTAATCAGAAAGAGTATATGCAGAAGGAACTAACTGGTCAGCTAACCAAGCTACAGTACCAACCTCAGCAGTGATTGCAGAAAATTGTCCTTTAGAATAGTCAAATAAACCTGGTGGGTCTAAAGCTGGTTCGTTACCTTCGTAGAATCTATCGTAAAGGTCTTTAGTGTTGTTATAGTCATAACCACTGTTTGGAGTTTGACCAGCAGCTTGGTTCGGTGAACCATAAGGTGCGTAGTGCTCAGAAGTACCTGGTTGGTAAGCCTGAATGTTAGGTACGAAGTAGAATAATTTACCAATTGGTAAGTTCATAGCTTGTACAGAAACGATGTCGTTCGCTAATAATTTAGAGAATACACGTCTAACGATTGGGAAAACCACTGTTTCAAATGCTCCTGTATCAGAAGTAGATGATGCTTCGTTAATTAAATACGATGCTTGGTTTTCATAAAGTTGTGCAACGTTTTCTCTCATGTGACCTTTAAGACCCTCTAAGAATCCTAATTTGTCCCATTTGTTGATTGTATCTTCTTTGATAACTTTAAGGTGTTTTAACCCGATGTTACCAACAAGACCTGATTCTAATAATGCTCCCATTTTAAAATTGTATTTTGTTTTTTTATTAATTTATTTTTACCCTAATTTACTCATCAAATCTTTCATTCTCATGAATTGAGGATTCTCATAAGTTTTTGATTCAATTAGTGTGGTTGAAGAACCTGTTGAAACTTGTTTGTTTAATTTTATTCCAACTGACTCATTCATTGATTTTGTTTCAGTTTTAGATAATTCATCTTTAATTGACCTATAAAGAGATTTTGATTCTTTTAAAGTTTCAACGTCGTCAAATCTTCTTAAGATATTAATTTTCTCTTTTTTAGTTGTCGAATGTTCAGTGAACAATCTAGTTGCATAAGCTAAGTTTGAGTTGAAGATAGCAACTTCGTTAAGTTTTTCTCTGAAAACATTTAACGCTTTTCTATACTCTTCATTCTTTTCTCTCAACATATTAACTTCTTCTTGAGTAGATTCTGTTCTAACACCATTTTTACCATAAACAAAGTTTCTGTTAGGTGTAATGGCCTTTCTCAATCCTCTACCTTCTTTGGAACCAAATCCATAAGTTCTAGCAGCCTCTTTAGTTTCTTCCTTTGCGAAAGCCTTTGTTTTTAATGTGTCACCTTTTTTAGTAGTGTAATCTTTATCACCTTTAAAAGTTTTAGATTTATCACCCTTGTTCATTCCGTAATCACCTTCTTTTGTTTCTGTCTTTACAACTTTGGATTTTCCTTCCATATTTTCGCCTTCCTTGTATTCGAATTTTGCTTTACCAGTACCCACTGATTTAGGACCTTGTTTTCTTTTTTCATTGAATCCTCCAGCCACTTTTTTAATTTCAGTTTTACCTGGTCCATTTCCAATTCCAACACCTTTAGGTTTGATTGTTGATTTTGCTTCTCTAACAGCTCTTCTTGGGTTGTAAGATTCGTCCAAATCTTCTTCTTCCTCTTCTCCCATCATGTCATCATCATCATCATCTTGTTCTGTGATGTCGTCATCATCATCTTGTTCTGTGATGTCGTCATCATCTTCTTGTTCTGTGATGTCGTCTTCGTCTTCTTCATCGAATTCGATTTCATACATAACTTCCTCATCTTGCTCTACTTTGATATCTGAAGCATCACCGTCTTTATTAAAAATAGCGTTAATTACATCTTCTGTGTCAACATCCATTTCATCGATTTCCTCTAAATCCATAGTCTCATCTAAATTTGTGTCTTCTTCAGATTCACCAAGCTTAACTAAATATTCTTCATCAGTGTCACTATCGGTTAAATGAATATCGTTACCATCTTTTTTTACAATGATTCCGTCTTCTTCACCCATAGCTTTAAACACTTTAAGAATTTCTTCGTCAGATGCGTCAGTTAAATCTATTGGACTTTCTTCTTCAGAATCCATATCCATGTCCATATCTATGTCCATATCCATTTCATCTTCGTTATCAATATCCATGTCAACGTCAAACTCTTCTGAGTCTTCGTCCTCCATGTCTACATCTAATTCAACCTCATCTTCATCTTGTTCTGACAGAGATTCTTTTACTAACTGATTGATTTCTTCCTTCATAGTTGAAGCAAGTATTCCTTTTGCATTTTCGGCAATAGCCTCTTCAACGTTTTTCATTTGAATGAGTGCCTCTTGTACTAATGATTTATTTTCTTGCATGAAAAAATTGGTTATTTTAACTAATAAATAGTATCAAAATGAAAAAAATTCATTTTGATAACACTGTTAAGTAAAGTTTATTTGAATTTTGTAGTGTTTGTGTCACAAGGTTTGTTAAATAATTAACCCATGTAGTAAAGGATTGGAAGTTATTTGCCCAAGAGGTAATCACTTTTTGTTCTTGATTTACTCCGTAACTTAAATTTACTTGGAAGTTCATATTATTTTTATTTATAAATATACCCCCAAACAAAAAAAGTGGTCACATGGACCACTTTTATTAATTATCACTAAAACGAATTATTCGATTACTTCGTCAATTTTACTTTCAGAAACTGCTGTGATTCTCCAATCGTGAGTAAATCCCTCATATTTCTTAGTAACCTTTGCTTCAACATCAGTCACAGAATAACCTTTAACTAATTTTTCTTCTCTAATTTTTTTAATTTTACCTGTGCTATCGTCAGGTAAGTCGTACTGAATTTTTGCGACAAAATATTTTTCTTCCATATATGTGTTTTTTTATTTTTTTAAAAAATCGTCTAATTTTTTCATTAAGTCAACTGACTTTTCAGCATATCCATTATTTTTTTTGTGGTTTCTTTCTTCCTCTAAATTTTCCTCGTAATTATCTCTTTCTTTAACGTCTCCAAACAAATAAGCTCCTGGTGTTGAAGGTGATGATACTAAGTCAAAACAAATTAATTCAAAATCATCTTGTACTTCATTTCTTTCACCAACCTTTTTAAGTGAACCAACTCCACGAGAAGAGATTCCTAAAGTAACTCCTTGTCTCATTAGATTTGCTGCTTGGTCTCCTTTAGTAGAAACAACTCCACTCTCATGAAATCCTGGTGAAGTTAACAACTTAAGTTTACCCATTAAAATATTTCTATCCCACCATATATCGGTGATGATGTGAGATACCCTGTCTAAGTCAATAAGAGACGATTCGGGGTGGTTTAACTCTGAAGTTGATAAACCTTTTGCAATTGCTTTTTTATAATTGTCCGCCTCCCTTTCAAGTATGTTTTTGGGATATGTCCTACCGTTTCTATTTGGGGTATCATATTTTTGAAGAACCGCATAGAATTCAAACGGATTTCTGTAATCCAACTCTTTAGCCTCTTTTAACATAACTTCATTATGTCTGTCTTTGGGAGAAACCCAACCAGCATCCATTTCAATCAAGATACCGTGACCGATTTCGCTTGCCTCTAATATTCTTAAACTTTTCATCTAATCTTTTAAGATAAATATATCGTTCTTAATAGTTTATTGGTGATTCGTTTTTTTTGAGGTTGAAAATTCAAAGTATTTGTTTTGTTGAATGTTATTTTTGAATATAGATTTGACCATACTTTTGATGGAATTTTTAATTTCTATGGACTTAAAATCCAGTTCAGAGTTTGTATATAAATTAATTTCTAAATTAAAAAAAGATTTTTTACCATGGGAAATTCCGCTTGTTCTTAAGTCTAAATCCACAATACTTTTTTCTTGAAATAATTTTTGATTAATTGATTCGAATACCGAATGTTTAATTTCTCTACCTAAATTAGAGACAATTCTATTCCAATTATCGTATTCTTGTTTTGGGGTCACCCATGATTGTATGTTTATGTAGACTGATTTTAGGTTTTTTGAATCGACAGTTCCGTAGACTGACTTAATTGGATTGTATAAATTTAACTTTACACTTTTTCCTTTTTTCATTAATTTTCATGATTATATATGTTTATGTTCTGTAAAAGAATACGCCATATATAACTGATAGTCAAAATTTTTTTAAAACAACAAGATATTTTATAATATATGATAATTGTTAAAATTAAAAGTGGGGACAATATTGAAAAAGCCCTAAAGACATTAAAGTCTAAAGTTATTAAAACTAAACAAAACCAAAAACTAAACGAGAGAAAACAATATACAAAAAAATCTGTACTAAGAAGAGCACAGATTTTAAAGGCTAAGTATATTCAGAATAAAAAAGACCAATTAAATTGATTCCTCAAGATTTTTTAATCTTAAGAAATTCATTTGGTCAAATTTTTCATCTTTTAATCGGTCAATTGTTTCAGAAATTTTTAACTTAATTTCAGATTCGTTTTCATTTTCCAAAATTGTTTTGAGTTTAGTAATTGCGCTTTCACGAATAGTCTCAAATTTAGTTTCAAGAATTTTCGTGTCTTCAGATACGATTTGGATAAATTCTTTCTTAGAATTTTCATCTAAAGTATCAAGGTAATTTTTTAAAGTTTGGTTTGCAATACTCACCATAGACTTAATCGGAATATTGATTGACTC